ATGTTATTTACTACTTTACCATTTGTTGTTACTAAAGAATTGGTTCAACATGAATTTGAGAAGTTTGGCTTTGAATTGAAACCTAGTACAAATGAGCATTCAGTTTGTTCTCACTTGACTAGTGAAGAATTTGAGAATCTAGGAGTTTATTGCGGATCATTGAATAGAGTTCCATTCAGTATGGAGAGTAATTTCAAAAAATCAGAGATTTATGATCAAGCTGAGCAATTTGATGATAGGGTCAATGATTTCTCTATTCCTTTATTGAGAAGTACTAGGAAAGGGGATGAATATATTTCTCCTATGTTAGCATGTGTTCGTCAAATGAAAACAAGTAGTAATATTGTTAATGATGCCCCTTTTATTAGTGCAGCAGAAGTGGTTTTTGATTATACATATCCAATCTTAAAACCTTATTTACACTTAATGGCTCCATTAACTATGCATCAAGCTATTAGGGGAACTTCCCATACTAACCCACTTAATTTGAAAACAGGCTTTGGATTTCCTCATTTCCATTTAAAAAAGAATGATGCAATAAAGGGTACATTAGATGAACCCTTATTTTCGGATTGGTTATCAAATATGATTATTGAAACATTAGAATTAATGGATATGGGGATACCGCCTTTGAATATATCTAATGCTAATATTAAAGATGAGATAACTACGAAAAAGAAAGTAGAAAATGGACAAGAGCGGGTCTTTTTTGCTGGAAATACTGTTTTTCTTATCTTGTGTAGATTGTACTTAGCTCCATTTATGGATATGTTTATGGCTAATAGACATGAACTATTTGGGCAAATAGGTATGAATGCATGTGGTCCAGAGTTGCAAGATAAACTCTTTTCTATGTTTTCTAAATTAGAATCAGATCCTACTTTCCGTCAGTTTCTTACTGAGGTTGGTTGGTTAGATTCCGATTATGATAAATATGATAAAGTGTTACTTGTGATAAGATTTGCTGTATTGATATTGTGGTGGTTTGTTTGTCTCTGTCCTTTTTACAAGGAGAATCCAAAGGAGAAGAACAGGATAAGGTTAATTCTGCAATCATTACAGCAATTTGTAGTCATTATTGGAAACGATGTGTTCATTATGATTACGAGATTACCATCAGGCGTATTTGCTACAGCTTGGATTAATTGCTTTTGCGAGGCTATTCTTGAAGTTTTACAATTTTACTTCATTATAGCTTGCACTAGTAATTGTCCAACAAATGTAAATTTTGTTAAGATATTAGCGCGAGAGCACTATTTCTTTCAGAATGTTTCATTGGCAAATTATGGAGATGATAATCTTAAATATGTCACTTTAAAATATCGGCATTTTTATACTCATGATAGAATCATGGCTTTTTCTCAATGGATTGGGATGGGGATTACCCCGGCAAGGAAGCATGAGACAGTAATAGAGTTTAAAAATGTTCAACAAGTTCTATTTTTGAAGAGGACCCCAACTTATAATCCCAAGTACAATAAGATTTTTGGAGTATTGGAGTTAACTTCAGTAGTGAGAATGTTAGCATTTACTGATTCTCAAGAACCTACATGGAAGAGAGATGTACTTGATCAGGCTCAACGTGAACTCGCAATTCGGTTGGATGATAAGTATGATATCTTCTGTAAGATTTTTGAAATTAGTGAAGAACGTTCACAAGTTATAGAAAGAGTTATTAGAGATGACAAAATGTGGTTAATGCCCACAGAAAATAGCATTATGGTGGAGCTCCTACCAGAAAAGGAGCAGCTAGAGGAATCTAGTGATGTCGTACCAGGGCAGACAAAATCTGCTGGTCTATAAATATTATATACCAGCGAGCTGGTATATTTATTTAAGATCAGAGTGATCTGGTTTAACC